AAACCCCTGAAGACAAACGTCCACCTATGATGTTCGTTCTTGATTCACTTGGTATGTTATCAACAACCAAAGAAATCGAAGACACTGCAGATGGTAAAGAGACAAGAGACATGACGAGAGCACAGATTGTAAAAGGTGCATTCAGAGTCTTAACTCTTAAACTAGGACGAGCAGGAGTTCCAATGATTGTAACTAACCACACTTATGATGTGATTGGTTCTATGTTCCCTCAGAAAGAAATGGGTGGTGGTTCAGGTCTCAAATATGCAGCCTCTTCCATTGTCTATCTTTCAAAGAAGAAAGAGAAAGAAGGAACGGAAGTCATTGGTAATATCATTCATTGTAAGAATGCAAAGAGTAGGTTGACTGTTGAGAACAGAGTCGTAGATGTTAGATTGACATACGACAAAGGACTTGATAGATACTATGGTCTACTAGACCTTGCACTTGCAAGTGGTATCTTCAAAAAGTCTTCAACAAGAGTTGAACTACCAAATGGTAAAACAGAATTTGGTAAGACAATTAATAACAACCCTGAAAAATACTTCACTGATGAGGTGATGGAACAAATAGAAACAGTGGTACAAGATTACTTTAAATATGGAAACACGACTAGAACAGACAATACTGAAGAATCTGATTCAGAGTGAAGAGTTTGCACGGAAGTGTATTCCTTTCATTAGATCAGACTATTTCACAGACCCTGAAGAGAAGGTAATATTTGAAGAAGTAAGAAGTTACTTTGACAAGTATACTAAAAATCCTACAACAGAAGCACTTCTCATTAATCTTGACAACAATACGAATCTGAACGATTCCGTTGTCAAGAACACAAAATCTATTGTAGAGAAAATCGGAAGGAACAAAGAAGAAACACCACAGGATTGGTTAGTAACTGAAACTGAATCATGGTGTAAAGATCGTGCAATATACATTGCAGTGATGGATAGTATCAACGTCCTTGATAAAACATCACAACGGTCTACTGGTGAAATACCTGAACTATTGAAGGATGCACTTTCCGTGTCTTTTGATACTCACATTGGACACGATGTCTTAGAAGATGCAGATGCAAGATTTGAATTCTATAACACAGAAGAAGAAAAGATTCCATTTGACTTGGAATACTTCAACAAGATAACCAAAGGTGGTCTACCAAACAAGACACTTAACATTGTTCTTGCAGGTACTGGTGTTGGTAAATCATTGTTCATGTGTCATCAGGCTGCATCCTGTTTAATGATGAACAAGAATGTATTATACATTACACTTGAAATGTCAGAAGAGAGAATCGCAGAACGTATTGATGCAAACATCATGAACGTTCCTATGAAAGAACTTCCTGACATGAACAAGAAGTTGTATGATAAGAAGATTGAGAAACTCAGAGAGAAGACTAAAGGTAAACTGATTGTCAAAGAATATCCAACTGCATCTGCACACGTAGGTCACTTCAGACATTTGATGCAGGAGTTAGATATCAAGAAAGACTTTCAACCTGATATCATCTTTATTGATTATCTAAACATTTGTGCATCACATAGAATCAGGCCTGGTTCAGGTGCAAACTCTTACACTTTGGTCAAGAGTATTGCAGAGGAACTCAGAGGACTTGCAGTGGAGTATGATGTACCAATAGTGAGTGCAACACAGACTACACGTAGTGGTTATGGTTCAACTGATATTGGACTTGAAGACACTTCAGAATCATTTGGTCTACCTGCAACTGCAGATTTGATGTTCGCATTGATTACCAGTGATGAACTAGAAGAACTAGATCAGTTAGTAGTGAAACAATTGAAGAACAGATACAACGACCCTACAATTTTCAAGAGATTTGTAATCGGTATTGATAGAAGTAGAATGAAGTTGTATGATTGTGAACAGGAAGCACAAGAGGAACTTATTGAATCTGCAGTGGAGAATGATGACACTCCAGTGTTCGATAGGGGTAAAGATAAATTTTCGGACTTTAAAATATGATTAGAAAAAAGAACGTACAAAACAGAAGAAAGGGTGCCTTGGAAAGACTTCTAAAGGTAAAGGAACCCAATGATCGTCAAAAAAAGGAGATAGAAGTTCTCCAAAAAAGAGTAAATATTGCTTGACAATGGGGGTCACTTTTTCATATAATAGTAGTATGAAAATTAGGAATGTAATCTTTGACATTGACGGAACAATCGCTGACGTTGAACACAGAAGACATTTTGTGGAACAGAAACCTGCAGATTGGAAGTCTTTCAGAGCAGAAACTGTAAACGACACACCTATGCAGTGGGTTGTTGATGTCGCAAAGAGATTCATTGCACAGGGAGATCATGTTGCATTCTTCTCTGCAAGAAATGAGTCTGAAAGAGAGATTACTGAAAAACAGATTTCAGAATGGGTTGGGGATGGTCACAAAGGATTATTTTTAAGACCTGATGGTGACTACAGACCTGATGAAGAGTTTAAGTCTGACCTTGCAGACACATTTGAAGAAATGGGTGGTACTATTGACTTAGTGTTTGATGACAGAAATAAAGTTGTCGACATGTGGAGAAAAAGAGGAACCACTGTAGTGCAAGTTGCAGAAGGAGATTTTTAAGACCAGTAACACCGAGGAATCGTCAACCTCTCCAGTAAACTGGGTACAAGAACTAATGACGATGGTGAAGTACGAAGGTTACGGTCTAGAATCCTCTCAACACTGCTGAAGAGTATTGAATGACGAGAGGATTCGACTTTTTTAGGGTCGAAAGACTCGGCGAAGGGACAAGGATTCAAGTATCACAAAATCCACAAGTTTATACATGATTGATGTGTGCGAATCCCCCCTCGCTTTTTTTAAGCCCTGTTCGTCTAGTGGTTAGGACACATGGTTTTCATCCATGCAACAGGAGTTCGATTCTCCTACAGGGTACCACTTTAAATAGAGGAGGAACATAGAATGGGTTTACTATCAATGTATTTTCTATCATTGACAGTTGCACTGTTAGTTTGGTGTTTACTATCTCTTAAAAAAGTTTAAGTACACGGTTCCATGGTGTAATTGGTTAACACGCTACCCTGTCACGGTAGTATTAGGGGTTCGAGTCCCCTTGGAATCGCCAATTTTGAGGGTATGACCCTGTAGTAATATGGGGTCTCAATCGGATGCTCGGAGTATGTAAACCCTACTGCCCTACCCTCCTTTTTTCAAAATCCCCTTGTCCTGAGGGGTTTTTTATAGTATAATAAAAGATGGTACTTCTCAAAGGTTGTCTTGATCACACGAATAAGGGAGAAGCTAAGTTAGTCAGTTAAAAGAATAGCCTACCAAGATTGATAAGCCATATTATTTTATATAAATAATATAATAGGTATGAAAACATTGAAATCACAGGACGTTATTGGTCTTCTGCAACAGAAGATTGAGTTAAAAAAGGCACTTCGTCAAGCGAAAAAGGACGGAGATAAGGTTCTTATTAACAAAACATCCAATAAGATTGTTCGAATCGAAGATAAACTATCCCAATCGCACCTGCAGAAATCCTAAATAGTAGTGTTATAACACTTTCACGGAGAATAAACCATGGCATGGGTAGACGAAATAGCATCACTGCAAACAAGAATAGATGACACTAATACAGTTATCGCTTGGTTGAGTGGTACAAATCAAGAGTACACAGTTAGAGGTTACACTGCAACAGTAAATGGTCGTGATGGTTTTTGGGCTGCATGGAGAACTGCAAATCCTTCTGCATCATCATCGTCAACAGGAGACGAACTTGCAAACTTTAATGCATGGAATGAATGGAATGATGCAAATCAAGGTGCTGATTGGTCTGCTGTTACTGCTGAAAAAATCACTGCAATGACCACACAAAGAGACGAATATATTTCTGATAGAGATAATCTTCAGAACAATATTGACACTGGTGTAGTTGACGCTGGCGCTTAACAAAAAATAAATAACCATAAATAGTAGTATTACACAGGAAATTGTGATATACTACTATTATGGCAGTCAAGAATCTACATTTAGAACACATAGAAGACGAGATCATCAACAATGGTATTGATGGTGGGCGTGCATCTATAAACTTCCTTCGTGGTCTTCGTGACATGATGAAGGGAAACACCAAAAAGGGTGTCAATATGACAGTCAAATGGGATGGTGCTCCTGCAATCTTTTGTGGGAAACATCCTGAAGATGGTCGTTTCTTTGTTGCAAAGAAATCATTATTCAATCAAACCCCCTTATTTTACACTTCAGAACAAGAAATCAAAGATGCATCTGAGATATCAGGAGACTTAGAAAAGAAGTTCCTTACATGTTTTAAGTATCTTTCAGGACTGTCATGGGGTAACGAGATACTTCAGGGTGATCTAATGTTCACTGACGAAGACAAACAGATGGTCAAGGACGACTTCGAATCCTATATTCAGTTTGGGCCTAACACTATAGTGTATCGTGTTCAAACAAAATCAGAACTAGGTAAACAAATCGCTAATGCAAAACTTGGTATTGTATTTCACACTACCTATACAGGTGGAACTATCGAGGACTTATCTGCATCATTCGGTGCAAACATATCAAAACTGGGTGCATCTAAAGACGTATGGATGGATGATGCATCCTATAAAGATGTATCAGGCAATGCGACACTTACTGCAACTGAGACACTTAAACTATCAAACTATTTGACTGCAGTGGGTAAACAATTCCACAATATCAAAAGAAAGGACTTAAAGAAGTTCAAAGAAATACAACAAACAATAGAAAAGAAGGGGCCAGGTGCAACCTATAAAACCTATTGTAACGCACAGATACGTCAAGGTAAATTCAAACCAAACTACAACGGTTATTTAAAACACTTCGAAAATTATTGGAGAGTGAAGGTAGTTGGTAAAGTAAAACAAGAAAAGACTAAGGCAATTAAGAGAGAGATTGGTGAACAACTCTACAATGAGTTACGTGCATTAAAGAAAATGATCGAAGCACTAACCAAGTTTCAAGAATTGATGGTTGTTGCAAAACAATTAATCGTAGATGGTTTGAATAAAGTTAAAAGTATAGGTACATTTGTTAAGACCTCAACAGGATTCAAAGCAGTTAATCCTGAAGGATATGTTGCAATTGACCATGAAGGTAAGGCAGTTAAGTTAGTAGACCGAATGGAATTCAGTCAGAATAATTTTAATGCTGCTAAAAATTGGGATAAATAGTATAATGGAATTAAAAAGTTTCAAAAATTACTTAGATGAGATGCAAGAAGCAGACTCAATGGCAACTCGTCTGAAGAAAAAGAAAGCATTCCAAAAGAACAAACATAAGATTCTCGCAAAACGTAAAAAGGCGATGAAGAAAAAGGTTCTTGACCCTAAGAAACTTATGAAACGTGCAGAGAAACAGGCACGTGGAATGGTCGCAAAGAAACTCTTACAAGATAAAGATAAGAATGATTTGGGTATGAGTGGAAAGGCTGCATTAGAGAAAAAATTAGACAAGAAAAAAGGTGCAATTAAGAAACTTGCAAAGAAACTCTTACCAATGATTAGAAAGAAGGAACAGGAGAAGACTAAGAAAAATGCCAAATAAAACATTTACATCGTGGTTATCAGAGGCAAAAGGAAAAGGTGCAGTGTTCACCTTTGGTCGATTTAATCCTCCTACAAACGGTCACGAAAAATTAGTTGATAAGTTAAACAAAGTTGCAAAAGGATATGGTGATGCATTATTGTTTTCATCACATTCAAACGATAAGATTAAGAATCCTTTATCGCACAAAGATAAAATTAAATTTTTACGTGCATTCTTTGGTAAGAAGGTAAATGTTGTCGATGCAGATGTAAAACAGATTTTTCAAATCCTAACATTCTTACACGATAAAGGTTACACTAAGATTAGAATGGTCGTAGGTTCAGATAGAATTAGAGAGTTTGACACTATCATTAACAAGTATAATTCGGTGAAAGGTCGTCACGGTTTCTATAAATTTGATGAGATTCAAGTTATATCTGCAGGTGATCGTGACCCTGACGCCGACGATGTATCAGGAATGAGTGCATCTAAAATGAGAGCATTCGCAGAGAAGGGTGACTTTGACTCATTCAAAGATGGGGTTCCTTCTACTGGTAAACGTCATGCACAGAAATTATATAAAGCAATACGTAAGGGAATGGGTCTAACAGAAGACTTATACTCTGCACCAAAATACATGGTAGAAGAC